ACTTTCTCAAACTCTCGTACAGCTTCTACTTCATAGAGTTGATTGATTGCAGCATCAATGTCTTCTTGCATTAATGATTGAGATTTGAGAAGGCGTTGTGGGTCAAAGGGTACACCATTATCCTGTGCGTCCATAAGAAAGCGGCAGCCAGGAATGAGAATGTGGTCGTACACCCACTTGAGCTTTGGATTGTTTTTAATTTTCTTAAATTTTTGGTAAAGCAGAAAAGTACATACAGCATCCATTGCTGCATAGGTTTTCATAATATCAAAGGGAATCATGTCCCAAGCAAAGTTACTTTGATTTAGCCCATTGGATCTTTTGTACTGGTCAATCCAATCGTACATTGGTTTTTCATAATCACCATAGGGAGTAAACTTGAGTGAGAGTTGTTTTAGACCATGCCCTCCGGGATTCTCGTCTATGAGGTAATGGAGCAACATTGTGTCTTCAAAGTTGGGAAACTCAAAACCAAAGTGATACTCAAAGAAAGCCATATCAAACTTGGCATTGTGGAAAATTACTCGTCTCTTTAGAAATAGCTCATGAAGCATCTTTTCTATTTCTTCATCAAAGCAATCCGTGTCAATATAGATACCGTCTTCGCCATTGTAGGACATAGAGATACCAATCATATGACCGTTGCGAGGGTATAAGCCGCTTGTTTCTGAGTCAAGTGCGATATAATCTCCGGTGTGAGCTAAAGCTCCACGAATCCATTCTTTTGCTACTTCGGTATCTTGTGTACCTTTGGCAATGCTTTCATCAATAACTATATCTTCTATCTCGCCATTGATGTAAGCAATAATATTTGTTTTAGAGTCATCCCACGTTCTGCGAGCTTCTGGCTTGAAGGCAAGCATTGCAGGATTTATTACAGGCAAGAACTTATCCTCTACTTTCTTGCCAGAGTATTCTGTAACTGAATTGATTTTTGTGAAGTACTTCAGCGCATCTGCACCTACTAGAACTACCCAATCGTACAACCCCGTGTCGATTGAGATATCACAGTCTTTCTTTAATACTTTCTTTATACTTGGATCAGAACATAACTGGTACTGATCAAATTCAAATGCACCATCAAACTCTTTCGAGAAGTTAGTGCGACTTGGTTTAGTTTCTACTAATGCAACTTTAGGCATATAATTTACTCTCCAGTTTACGGATTTGAGTTTCTGTAAGTGCTCCAGGATCTAAGTCTTTCAACTCAATATTCCGGACACGAAAACCAATTTTTTCGCTCATCACTTTCACATTTATGGCTGCTTTCTGTCCTGCTTCATCTCCATCAAAGAAGATAGTAACTCTACTTACACCTTGCATACTCAGTATTGCAAGCTTGTCTTCATTGATATTGTTTGTACCAAAACAACATACAGCATTCTGTATTCCTTTGTCATGTAGATTTAGCATATCAAATATGCCTTCTACTAGGATAATATCTCCCTGACGAGGAGATACTTGTGGAAAAAGAGGTAGACTAGCACCAGGAGGAGTAAATAGATACTTTGGAGTATCTCCACCCGTATGTCTGCCTTGAAAAGCTACTATCTTTCCAGAAATATCTCTTATCGGAAAGTTTATTCGACTAGTGTAATCTTTTCCTGTATGCTCAAAGGCTTCAAACTTTGCATATGTTTTTGGAGATATATTTCTCCAGTTACCAACATAAGGCATATAGTTTGTAGGAAAGGTTAGTCCAATACTTTCTGCTCGTTTTTCTTTTATTTTTTTAGTCACTATGTCTCTCTTCACCTGTAAGCCGCCAAACTTTTCTCCATACAAAGAAAAAAGATTGCCCTTATACTCACAAGCAAAGCAATTGAACCGACCATCAATTTGGTCGACTCTCATACTTGGGTTCTTATCGTCATGATCAGGATTGAGACAACGTACTACGAAGTCTTTTCCTTTTGGTATGTACGATATACCTCTTGATTGTAATAATTCTTCTACGTTCATTACCAAAATATCATCAATAATACTACTACTACGATACAGCCTAAGGTAAATGCTGACTCAGGATCTTTTACTACTTCTTTCCAAGTAAGAGGCGCATCCTCTCTAATTCTAAGATCCTCGCTGCATCTGATTTGATACTCAGAATTTAATAGTTCCAATTGTTGTGACATTACCGCAGCAGCATCATCTACCGCGGATGGTAGTTCGTTTTTAAAAAGTTCTAATTGTTCCATTCGTTTTGTTATACTACTTTCCAATGTGTTTTACATCCTCTTTAGAAATTACTTGATATGCACCTTTGTTATAAGGTACACTTACTGTATACTTGCTACTAATATCTTTCTTGTAGAGTTGACAGTTTGGGTCTGTCCAAGGCAAAAATTCCCTAGACTTTGGTTGATTTTTCTTCTGTTCCCACCATATAGGGCTGAACTGCTGATGTTTTTGGGGATTGAGAGGTATGAAAGCTTTTTCAACTTTTTTGACTTTGTGCGTCTTTTTCTTTCTACCTGAATAGGTATAATTTAGATTGCCTTGAATAAACATAAAATCCTCCGAAATGAGAACATATATTATACAAGGTTTGAGCAAAAATGTCAAGAAGTATTTTTAAGGAAGGGTGAAGGGAAGCCCGCGCTTCCCTCCTGTCGGGACTATCGGCTTAGTTGCCCCACTTTACTCCACGGTATACACCATGAGTAGTTTTAGGGCTCGTCAAAGCGTCCTGCTGCTGTTTGGTCCATCGACGTCCTCGATAAATACCAGATTCCATTGCAGAATCTTTATTTTGCGCAGGATTCACCTTTGCGCCTCTATAGTACGTAGTCATAACATTTCTCCTAAAGGTCTGCGTTCCTTCAACAAAAATTGTCTACTTCCGTCTTACAGAGTAAGATGAACGAAGAACGAAAACAGGATTGTTTCCGTTTTTCATGGGCGTATTATATCAACTTGAACTTTAAAAGTCAAGAATTATTTTTAAAAAGGTCAAGCACTTCGTAAAAACCGAGGTCTAGTAGAAGTGCTCGTACCCAAACTAGATGATCCATTCTTCTCATAATATCGTAGCGATGGTGTCCATCTATAAGATTACCGTCTCTATCAATTACTAAAGGTTTGTACGCATCATTTAATATCTTAAAGTATCTTTCCATGTATTTACCATCATCAAAAGGTAATCTATCTGTTTGTGTTGGATATATACTTGTTTTTCGTATCTCAATGCGCTGGTAGGATATGTCACGTTTCTGTAAGATTTCTTCAGTAAGTTGTGGCATTTCATCCCTAAATATCATCTATGTCCTCTCCTGTTTTATGCTCTGAATCCTCTCTTTCTTTTGGAGTCATTGCAGAGTCTGGGCCAATTTTCATAGTTTCCCAGTTAACGGTAGAAGTAAAAGAGCGCATGGCGGCTGAACGCATTTTAGTACAATTGAATGTCATACATGCATCCTCTTGATCATAAGTTTCAAGAGCATACGCTGCATCAGCAGCATCAAGTATACCTTTCGCAAAACGCGCTTCACCGCCAGCGTCAGTTTGATATGGCGTAACAACAGTACATTCATACTCTTGCGCCATACTCTTTAGTGCTTTACTCACTTCTATTTGTTCTGTCCAGTCGTACTGTCCCATACGAGATGGAATAGCTGAACGTTTCACTTGGTTTATGTAGTCTACAAGAACTACTGCAACATCGAGAGCTTTCACTTTTTTGTCCATTTCTGCTTTGATCTTTGCAAGCGTCAAAGCTGGATCATAAATTACATCTACTTGTTGGGTCGGGAGAAGCCCACAGGTTGTTGTAAGTTTATGATGAAAGTCTTCAAAGTTTCGGTGTTCCTTGTACTCTTCAAAAATTCCGTTACTGTTTTCAAAACGACTAGCAAACCAGCCAGTTACAAGTTCCCATTCTTGAATACTTAGATTTTTAGTTCTAAGTCTTGAGAATGGTATCCCCGTTGCGATTGAACAGACTCTTTGCAGAGTCTGGATAGAGTCCATCTCGATAGTAAAATACATCGCAGACCTACCACTTTCAAACACATTGTGAGCAATGTTAGCACAAGTCAGAGATTTACCAGCACCTCGTCGACCACCAATCAACACAAGGTCTTTTGGAGAAAACCGAATCTCACGATCATAGTTCTCATTTAGGCCCAGAGCAAGGTATCTGGAAATCTCTTCATCATCCTCAAATAGAGAGATACGTTGCATACTCTCCTGAGGCGGTTGCAAATCAACTTTCTTCTCGACATCGAGAACAATTTGATGCAGGTGGGTTACTGATTCTTCTGCGTTTTCAAAAGCTACAGAATTATCAATATAAGTTTCTAGTGAATCAAGTATCTCTTTTTGAGTGTACTCGTTCTTGAGATACTCAAGAAGCATTGAAGCATCTGCCTCAACTTGTACTGTCTCAATAGCATAGAGCTTTTCAAGAGACTTTGAATCACGAATAGAAAACTTTAACTCTTCAAAGGTGGGAAGAGAGTGATACGTCGTAGTATGTTTGTCTATTATAGAAAATAAACTATGATACTCAGTTGGTAAATAATCTCGGCGTACAGAACTCCAGGTATCAAAATCCTGCAGAGCTATAACCTGCTTTATTAACGCACTTGCGATATTCAACTCTTCCCCCGAAGATAAGGCGGGTTTCCCCGCCTAAATTAACCTGCTGCTTTTGCTTGCTTTGCAGCACCGTCATAGTCAGCCGCGATAAGGCCACGACGCGTTAGCATCGTCTTAACTCCACGAGGAGTTTTGCCAATAGCGTCTGCTATTGTGTCGACAGTCATTTCTGACACGTCGCCCAAATCTGCCAAAGGATCTTCTTTGGAAGTTCCTTTTGTAAACTCTTGACGCGGAATCGCATCAATGTCGCCAGAACGAAGGAGGCTAAGAGCCTTGCCTCGTACTGAGTTTACGCTTCGATCAAGAGCGTCTGCGATTTGCTCAACAAATGCTCCGTCATTTACCATCTCAACAAAGGTGTCTTCTTCCTCTGGAGAGTAGGTTCGCACTGCTTCTACTTTGGGAGCAGGCTTGACGTGATCGGTCAGTTCCATAGAAAGAATCTTTCCTTGGATTGACTTGGCAGAGAATGCACCATTTTCAAAGTGCTCAGCGATTTGAGTGTAAGTATACTCGCCGCTGTTGTCTGATACGAAAGCTGCAAGAGTTGCTTCTTGGTCTTCCGAAAAAGTTCGTGTAGTAGCGGTAGACGCTAATTCTACTTCATAACCCATCTTTCGCAATTTGCTAGAGATTGAACGGGTTGAGGTTTCAAGTTGCTCTGCTGCTTCTGCAACAGTTCCTTGAGATATGGGAGCTTCATCTCCAACGAACTCAGTAAGTTCATTGGTACGCTCTTCAGTCCACTTAGGCAATGCCATGTTTTTCTCCTAAAAAATCTACTAGATTTTCGACTATAGTTACGCCAGCTTCTCTGGCCTTTTGTGTTTTTTGGGACTCAACACCACTTTCATTGACGAGTATTGTTACGTCTTTAGTGACACTATCTTTGATTGTATAGCCACACTCTTGCAATACTTGAGCGGCTTGAGCCTTGGTTTTATAACTCTTTAACTTACCACTAATACAAACTACACCTACGGATACTTTCTTCTCAGGCTTAATAAACTTCCAGTCATGAGGAAGATCAATAAAAGGATATTCTTCCTCTAACCAAGTGAGAAGAGAGCCAGTCGCTATTTGACCGAGACCTGCTTCTTTACAACTATCCTCTGTTATATCATCTATGGAACTGCATACTGTAGATAGTTTGTCGGTTGCTGTCTTGCCAATCAAACGAATACTAAATGCTGGTAGTAGTGCGTTCAGTGGTGCAAGCTCAGAGTTCTTAATTTCTACATACAATTTCTCAGCAAGCTTTTGTGAACCAAGTCTCTCGCCAATCTCTGCTTCAGAAAGAGTATAGATTTCATCTACTACTTCAAGCTGTAGTTTTTCGACTGCAGCAGGACCAAGACCCTTGATTTTAAGTGTCTTGGCAAAGTGCTCTATCTTCTTAGAGGATTGGTCTCCGCAAAGAGTATTGCGGCAATAAAGAATGTGGTTTACCCATTCAAGTACTGAATCACAACTAGGACAGTTGGTAGGTGCTTGAATCTGTAACACAAAAGGCTCCTTTGAAATTGAACGTATATTTTACTAAAATTTGGGATGTTTGTCAAGAATTATTTTTTCTCAACTCGTCGCAAAATTCGGGGTATAATTTCACCACTCCGGATCACCTCTACTGAGCATCCGATCTCAAGTCCGAGACCTTGGATATATTCGATATTGTGAAGAGTAGCACGAGATACCAGAGCTTCTCCTATGAGCACAGGCTCAAGAATTGCTACTGGACTCACTACACCGCTCTTGCCAACTTGCCACTTTACATCGAGTAGTTTAGTTACTACTCCCTCCTTCTGCTCTTTGAGAGCAAAAGCCCCACGAGGATGATGGGCTGTGTATCCCATCTTCTCAAAGTTTTCATATCTATTTATACGATATACTTGTCCATCTGTAGGATAGATTTGTGTCCAATCTTCACCGAGAACAACGTCAAAACCTAGCTGAGAAAGCTGTTTTAGACTCATTGACCAAAGAGAGTGCAAGTTTGGCTGAGCGTCATACGCTACAAACTTCAAAGGTCGAGTAAGAAACTCGTCTACATCTTTGAGATTTAGCGACCCCGCTGCCAAGTTTCTTGCGTTTGGTAACTCTTTGGGAGCAACAACTTCGCCAGTAATTTGAACTGTTCTGTGGTTGGTAAGTATTCTATCGGGTACAATATGTTGGATTTTATCGCTTATGTCTCGTCCAAGTTTACCATCGCCTCTGGTAAGTGCGTGTTGAAACTTTCCGTCTACATAAAGAATAGATATGGCTGCTCCGTCCAACTTAGGGCTACCGAGGTAGCCTTCATCATTGCTGCTGGCAGGGCAATCTTCTACAGAAAAGAACTTCTGCAGAGAATACATTTGAAAATAGTGAGGAGTACCATCAGTTACACTGTAGCCTACACTGCTGTAGTTGTGTATCTGTGCGAGTTTGTCGAATTCTGCATCAGATATAATTGGCGTACCATTGTAGTACTGGTCTGCTGCATGATCCAAAAATTCTTTCATAGTTCTCTCACTGAATAGAACCTATATTATACGGAAATTCAGGAATAAAGTCAAGAACTATTTATAGATATCGTCAATAAAATCTTTAAAATGATCTTCGAGAACGGACTTTGATTCTGCAAGAGAGAGTATCTCTACTAGTCCAGAAAACATTTCTCTTGAGTTATTGAAGTCTAGCTCCATTGCAACACCCTTGGGTGTAGGCTTCCACTCTTCTTCAAAGTCCATGTAGTACTCTCGTAGATGTAGATATTCTATTCCTCGGAAAGGGTTGATAGTAAGTCTTATCTGAGTTTGTTTTTCTGCGTTTTCATGAATAACTTTTTCATAAACAGGAGGCGCTTCATATAGTTCCATTACTACTTCCTATTTTGCAAAACGGAAGAGAGAGGTACTACACTTGTAACATTCTCAGGCTTTAAAAGTCTATATGAATCTGTATCCCAACAAAAAAGCAAAAGAGTCCCTTCAGACCCTTTTGCCCTATTCTTTTTGTCTTGAATATACGGGGTACTAAAATCTAATGTGCATACATTGTATTTTAGTTTTTTGGAGTTTTCACTTCGGTATGTGATAATTGCATCGCCATACTCTGTTACTAACTTTGCTAAAGCCTCCTTGTTCACCGGTACTCCTTAGTTAGTGGGTTAGCAAAATCTTTTACTGCACCACTATAGAAAGGAGAGTTAGGCTGCGGAGTTACTCCTGAAAGCATTTGCAAAATATTGCGCTGCTTTACCCGTTAGTTTATCAACTATATCGTTATCAATGTCCACACCAGCATCTGTCAAAGCTGCAATTAAGTCTTCCTGAGCTGCTGCTTTAGATATGCGAGTGCCGCCAGTAGAGGAAGATCCTCCACCGCTAGAGCCTGCTGCAGGGGTTTTCTTAACGTATACACCGGCTTTGCTGAGAATCATTCGAACACCGTTTGGTGATTCTTCGTACTCATCTGCGATGTCTTTGACAATCTCCATAGAGGTTTCTGGAGTTGGTTCTGCTTCTTCGTATGCTGCGATAACAGCAGCTTTCTTGTCGTCATCCCACGCCATATTGCGCTTCCTTTTTGTTGTTGATCGTAACCCTGGACAAGTGCCCAGAGCATTCAGTTGTTGTAAATAAAATCGGTCGCCCATTGGTTTCCTTAATTATGAACGAATATTATAGCGAATTTTAACATCGCTGTCAAGAACTATTTTTAGTTTGCTTGTATCAATTGCCACCACTCGTGAGGGCGTAGCTCTATTTGATTTAAAAATTCAAAAGTTCCA